TTAATAAACCAAGGAAGAGTTGAGCTTATGTCGAGGTCAATTGTTATAACTGAACAATGTTTGGATAAAATTAAGCAAGAGCTTGAGTTAGTAAAAGAACAGTTAAACTCACCTGAAAAGAATTGATGGCTAATTTATCTAAAACTCGTCAAGACGCCTTAGACTTAGCCCAGAAATACTTTAGAATTGGCAACTTACACCAATCTTCTCAAGAATTTCGGGCTAAGTGTATTAATGATTATGGGTTTTACGATGGAACTGGTCAGTGGGAAGAGTCTGATTTACAAACCTTAAAAGAACGCAGTCAATTACCGATTACGGTTAATATTTGTAAAGGTTTTATAGATAATCTTTCTGGGGTAGAGATTCAGTCAAGGTATCGTACGGCGTGTCGCAGTGACTCTCATGATCCAGAGGATGATAAGTTAGCTGAAGCTTTAACGCATTTATTATTCTACATTCAAGAAAGCCAAGAGGTTCCATACAATGGTTCTTTAAAGTTTAGGGATTCATTGATCTGTGGTATTGGTTGGAGTCATCTATGTAAACAGGATGGGGTAGTTTTTTACGATTACGTACATCCTTTCAACATAATTGCCGATCCAGACGATTTAACCCCGCAATACAACTCCATGAAGTATGTTTGCCGTAAATATTGGATGACTCCTGAAATGGTAAAAGCCAAGTGGCCTAAGTCATCCCAGGAGATTGATTTTGAAGCAGATTTTTCTTATTACGAGGGTATGTTTTCTCCTGAGCTTATGGATAGAAATTCAGCCTACACAGACTACAGTAATTACAGTGGAGTTCATAAAAACCGTGTATTGGTCGTGGAAGTACAATACAAGGTACCCCACAAAACGTATAAAGGCACTGATTCCAAGGGAAGAAGTTTTGAGACTTTTAGTTTAGAAACGGCGGAGGAACTTAATGAGGACTCTGATCTTGAGCGTGGTAGTGCGTCACGCATTATGCGTACATTGTTCATGGATAACACTTTGCTTGAGCATGCTCCATTAGATGCGACGTTTCCGAATCAAAAAGATTTTAGTTATATCCCCATTGTTTTTCAAAGGCGTTTTCGTACAGGGGTGCCTTATGGTCTTTTAGAGGCCATGAAAGACATTCAACGTGATTGCAATGTGCGTGTAACCAAGTCAATTTATGCAATCAATTCAGCCAGGGTTATCTTTGAGGGTAATCCGATGCCTGGGCGTGAGCTTGAAACTATTCGTAAAGAACTAAGGACGGCTGACTCGGTTATTCTGTTACCAAAGGATTCTAAGTTTCAGGTTTCTAGCAATGCTCAAGTAGGTGAAGAGCAGCTTAAGATTATTGAGCTTTACCTTAGGTTACTTCAAAGGGTTACAGGTATTCATGATGAAATGCTTGGAATGCAAACCAATGCTACAAGTGGGGTAGCTCAAAATGTGCGTCAGGTAAACAGTGTTCGTAACAACGTCTTTGCTTTTGATAACTTCTCGCAGATGAAAAAAAGAGAATCTCGTTTCATGTTGAATATAATTCAATCTGACGGTCAACAGAACTCTGCTGTGGAGATAATAACTCCTGACGAACGTGAAGTTATTATTATGAATTTAGTAAGAGATGTGAAGGGTAAGCCAACAGTTTTTAATGATATTCGCAACTTACCTTTATCGCTTTATGTTGAAGAGGTCCCTGATTATCAGAGCTCATTTGCTGAACAAAAAGCTACTTTTGAGTCGTTACTTTCTAATGCTCATGCTCAGTGGTTAATGTTATCGCCGGAATTATTACGTCGTATGGGAGTTAGAAACCCAGAGCAAATAGCTAAAGAGATGCAAGAAGCGATGCAGCAAAAGACTACTATGGAACAAGGTGTTGCTGGACGTGGGGACCCAGTGCAATTCCCAGCTGAGGGAGCTCCACCACCTGGGGCTGCGTAGATGACTATCGTAACTCCATTTGTTAATTTTAAGATGCTTCCTACTTTAAAGGTTGGAAGTTCTCCAACTATAATTTTTGGATCTGATTTATACACGTGTTTAATTGATGGAATTGTCCTGGCTAATTTAACCACGAATGCCATTTTTGTTACGGTTTACGTTTCAAGAGAGATTACTACAGGAACAGATACTAAGTTTATTTTTGCAAATCATGTTTCAATTCAAGCAAGTGATAGGGTTGATTTATTACTTAACTGTGCTTTAACTTTGCAAGCAGGTGATTTGCTTTATGCTTTTTCTAATTACTCTTATAATACTTTTAACTCTTTTGTCTCATATCGCGAATTAGTTCAAACTCTTACCCCACAATAAGGAGAAACCATGGAAGAAGAAGTAAAAGAAGAAGTAAAAGAAGAAAATGCCCCACAAGTTACGGACTTATTTGGTGATCGTGATGAAGAGCAAAAACCTGAAAAGGTAGAAGAAGTTGTTGAGAAGCCAAAAGAGAAGGAAAAAGAGAAGGAAAAAGAGGACAAGGAACCTGAACCATCTGAGGCGGATAAAAAGGTAAAGAGTTTAGTTGAAGAGTTAGAAAAAACAAAAAAGACGATTCAAGAAAACCAAAGATATGGTAGACAAAATGCTCAACGTTTAAAAAACGCTTTAAAAGTTGCCAAAGAATTTGCTGAAATCGGTGCTTTATCTGAATCTGAAGCTCAAACTTTATTTGATTCTCTTGGAAACGACGCTGACATAGAAGAGGATGCTTCAACTTACAGCACCTCACCTTTTACAAGAGTGCTTAAAGCTGCCAACTCTGAACTCGATAATTTACGTAAATACAGCGATGATAGATTGTTAGATGACAAGATAAAAGCATTTGATTACTTCATGACTTTGGCAGATCCAGAAGAAATCAAAGATGCGTTGGATGAGCTTAATGACTTAATTGATGAGCCCATAAAACTTGCAAAGAAAATGCTTAGCATTGGTCAACGTTATTATGATGAGTCCTATAAAGATATTACAGAATCAGGAAGCTTTCATGGATTTATTTTAAAGAAGAATAAGCAGATTGAGGGCTTTCAAAAACAAATTGACAAATTAAACAAAAAGTTATCACAATACGAGGACTTTGATCGCACCACTTCACGCATCAACGATATGAGTGAGGTTGGCGATTCAAAAGAAGAAAGAAGAGATTCAATTACTGATCTTTTTGAAGAGCGTGACAGAGTCAAACGAAAATAAAGGTGCCTAGCCTTGTTGCCCACCTTTAGATTCACCTTGGATTGAAAGACGGTTTTAAGGTCATTAAAGACAGCTTGTGCTCTTACCTTTAGATACTTTGCAAACCCCTACCTTTTTTTGAAAAGAATACGGATATTTTTTGTGTTTAACTTTTAAAGAAGGAGTCTTTTATGGCTTTATATCCACCACCCGCCGCTGGTTACAATGGCATTAATCAAAATCTATTTCCATTTAGCGTTACTTCTAAGGTATTCAAGGAATGGGTTCAAATCACCCCTCTTTATAATCTTATGGGTAACGAACCAACTCGTCCGATTGTTCGCAAGCAATTATCCAAGAGTGAAGGCTTACAATACCGCATGGGTAAGTTACAGGCGCTCGATTATAAAAATCCGGTCATTAACTTTGATCAGCGTCGTGGTAATGCCATGCAACAGCAGGTAGACTACGATAAAGTAGACATTGATTTTAAGAGCTTTTTGGTTCAAATCAAGGGCTATGATATTTTAAGTCAAGGTACTCCAATTGATCTACCGCCTTATGCTAGACAACAGTTAGTTGAAGCTTTCTCACGGTGTTTGAATTACGATATCTTTAATGTGCTAACAAACAGTACTTATCCAGCACTTAAAACAGGATCTGTATTAACAGGTGCCGTTGCTGGAAACTATCCATCATATGATCGTGTGGTTATCCCTGTTGCTGCAGGAACGTTGGTAACAAGGGCAAACTATCAAGCTAACGCTTCGTTTCCGACCTTGATGAATGGACTACAGACTTCAGCAGCAACTACTCCTGCTGGTTCAGGTCTTTCAGCAAAACACTTAGAAACTTTGAGGCAATATGCTGAAAGAGGAAACGCTGCTGATATTGCTGTTAATACGGAAAATGCAATTCGTCCGGCTTATGTTAAGAATAAAGCTGGATGGCCTATGAATAAGTATATTTATCTGGCACATCCACAAACATTAGCAAGTTTGTTTGCGGATCCATTATTTGCTAACTCAACCTTTAATCGTGGTACTGTAATTGACCAAGAAAACACACCACAAACCTTAAACGGTGCAGATTATGTGGGTGAGTATCGTGGTATATCAATTTACTCTTGTAAGGATTTGTATCAATACTCCATTACAAGCCAAGATGCTAATAAACAAGTAGCATGGAATATCTTTATGGGTGCAGGTGCTGTATCTTTAGGTTGGGCTGAAGAACCGCAAATTGGTATGGAAAATGACCTTGTGGAACGTATGCAACTTTATTTTGGCCATGAATTTAGAGGTCAAAAAATGTTACAGTTCCCTAGTGAATATGCTCAACAAGTTGGTGCGGTTGCTGGTTCAAATCCAGTGGCTGAACAAGGTATTATCCATTCATTCGTAAGCTTTTAAAAGAAGGAATTTAATTATGACAAGTGTCGTGCGATACGTTCAAAATACTACAACGGCAGCAGGTGTTAATACAAATGTGGCCTCTACTGGTACTGACTATCAGTTAGTTGTGTTTGATATTACTACAACGGCAGCAATCGCTGCCAATGCCAACGCTAATATTTTAACTTGGACAGGAGCTGGTAGAATCAAATCTATATCTTCTGTTTTGCTAAAGGCAACTGCTACTCAAGGTGTTATAGGTGTTGGAATAACACTTGGTACTGCCACAAACATCACAATTGATGCTACTGGAAAAATCATAAATCTTGCGGTTTCAAATGGTGGTGTAGGAATACCTGCTGGCGCTACTATTTGTCTTACATTGGTAATAGGTAACTATTAGTAGATGGAAGTACAAGGTTTACTAAATTTAATAGGCAATCTTTCGCTGGGAAATGACAATGTCTCTCCTAGCGAAAGGGCAATTTTTCTTCAGTATCTTAATTTAGCGCATTTTCATTTATATCAAATCACGGCTAACTTTAATCAGGATTTAATTATTAATGACACGTTAGCTAATCATCAAAATTCAAATGTCGTAGTATTGCCAAGTCAGCCTTTTGTTACAAACAATGTTTATGATATTACCCACAAGCGAAAGTTAGAAAAGACTTCATTGACTCAAGTTCTTGATAAAGATCCTGCATTAAAGAGTTCTACCTATCCAACGCAGTATTACATTCAAAAGAATATGCTACAGTTTGTGCCGGTTCAAACAGCCGTAACTCAAATTAGGATTTGGTACACTCCTCACCCAACACCTTTTACCGAAGCCACTATGGAAGATGATATTCCTTATCCATTAGCTTATCACCAGGTTTTAGCTGATGGTGCATTGTATTATTTATTCCAAGAAGAAGGAGGATTTAAAAACATGCAAAAGTCTAATGAAGCATTAAGTCGTTGGGAAGTTGGCCAGACAAGATTGTTATCTTATTTGTACACCTCAAGTGGTGAAATGCTTTCAACCTTTAGTAATGCTTAAAAGATGTTTCAAGAGGGTAATTACAATGTTTTAGAGTTTAGCTTGCCTTCCCAAGGTATGAACCGAAACATTGCCCCAGAAATACTTCCTGAAGAGTTTGCGACTGTTTTAGAAAACATTATACCCTCCCCTCTTGGTTCAGCCTTTGTTCGTTTTGGCACTCAAATGTTACCAAATGTAACGCTTCTTCCAGATAACACTATTATTGAGATGTTTCCGTTTGCAAAACCAAATGGTGATAATCAAATGGTTTTATATGTACAGGTTTATAAACAAGATACAACAGCTAATACTTTTGAGGTTACTTCACCTAATACGTTAAGTTTTGTTACCCAAAATCCAGATAAGTTTGATATCGATAACTTAATTAATGTTACCTACACATTGCATGGTCAAAACGTGCTTTATTCCTTAGTTATTAACAAAACAGTTGTGAACAACACCGTTACAATTACTTTAGCTGACAATTCTTTTTCTTTACCTTTAGATGAAATAGAGATTAATTCAATATCTTATGCTTCAGGCAGTATCTACGTTTACGATCTTTTAACTCAAACCTTATCTGCTGCTCTTCAAGAAGATTTAAGCGTTGCAACTGTTCCAAGATCTGTAACTTATTTAAACAAATTATTAATATGCAATGGTGTAGATAAGGTTTTGGTTTGGGATGGAAACACCCTTGAAGAAGTATGTTGTTTTGTAAAAGAGGGCACTGCAACCAACTTTACTCGGATTAGTAACAATTCATTTTCCTTTAGTTTAATTGAAGGTAAAGAAGACATTTTTGATGCTACTAAATATCCTAAAGAAGGTTCGATACAACTTAAGAATCAAGGGAATACGTTTGAAACAACCATTGATAGTATTCAACGTGTACTTAATGTAGTTACGGTTGTAACACATGATGCTTTACCTGAATTTGAAGAACCGGAGTTATTCTATCAAGATTGGCCACCTACTTTTAGCTATATGATTGTTGCCTATAATCGCATATGGGCTTTAGGTGTTGGTCCGGTTGGTCTCAGGTACCGAAATCCAGATCAAGCATTACGGGTTTATTTTAGTTACAAGACCAATACGATTACAGATTGGTTTAATGAAACCACGAAGACAGTTCCAAGCATTGATCTTTCTGAAAGTCATGGAATACCGGATAACTTAGAGGCAATAGGTTATGTAAATAATGTTATGGTATTTATGGGACGCAACAAGACTCAAATCTGGACTGGTTCCGAGCCTTTAGGTGCATCTATGGATCCAACCCGTGATGTGTTTGAGTTTTCATCAATTATGCCAATTGGAATTGTCCATGGAAACCTTTTGATGGAAATGGCAAACGATCTCTACTTTGTCAGTCATAATGGTTTATTATCATTTAGTACACTAAACGTAGCTAAACAGTTTGCTGCATCTTCAAATGATGCTATTGATCCCTTGGTAAGGGACTTTGTCGTTGAAACATCTACTTCCAATCCGGTTTATCGTGCATGTAGATCGTTTAAATATAAATCAGGCTCTTTCTGTGGATTTAAAATTGGTCTTAATAAAGTTTTAGTTTCTCTATATTCAACCAACCTTTTTGCATGGACATTATTTTCAGGGGACTTTTACAAAGCAGGATCATTTCTATCAACTTTAGACAGCTCCCTTTACTTGAGTGTGGGTAATAAAATTTACAGATATGCAGATGGTACTATTGGTACACCAATTTATGGAGATAATAACGGTAAAGATCTTATAAACTTCTTGTGGGTTTTACCTGTAGTACACATGCCTGGTAAACGTTTTGCGAATAAGCGTTATGAAATTATTTGTGATTATCCATCGAGCTTTGTGGTTAATAAAAAAAATAGTATTTTCATAATGGTAGATGGGGATCTCAGCAAGACCTTTACGTTACAAGATACTTATAGTTTGCAATATAAAGGTGACAGTTTAGGAGTTGTACCGTTTATAAAACTTCAAGATATTGGTGGTGATCCAGAAAACCCAAATCCAAATGCCTTAGGTTTTAGGCTTGATGATCCTTACATATTTCTTAAGGAAAGATTAAAATTTATCAGCTCAAACTTTACTTTAAATTTAGTAGGATCAAGTATAAATGGACCTCTGGTTTTAAAAAGAATTCGTTTATTTGGAATAATTGAACATAGTTAATAGGAGTAGAAATGCCTTTACCGACTAATAAAAGTAGGCCAGCGTTGCCTTATCAACCTGAACAATCTTTGCCTAATAGCACGCGTTTTGATTTGTTACAGTCACGCCCTCCAACAGCAGCAATGCTTGATGCGGAATTTAATGCCCTAACCGATGATGTCAACATGTTGGCTCAAGCTATCAATGACGTGCAAGTTGGAAATATTCCAGGCGCTGGTAATCCACTTAATGCTAATAAGCTTTTAAAGACAGATGGAAACAGCAATATCAGTTGGACTTTAGTTTCCAATGTTGAACTTGAAGCTAATGCAGTAACTACAGTTAAGATACAAGATGGAGCAGTTACTGGTGGTAAAATAGGTAATGGAGCAATTACGGCATTAAAGCTGGCAAATAATTCCATTAGTACCCATAACATTGTGGACTCTTCCTTAACAACCGTTAAGCTTGAAGATGGTGCTGTAACCACAGAGAAGATTGCTGATGTTAATGTAACTACTGCTAAGCTTGAAGATGGTGCTGTAACCACAGAGAAGATTTTTAACGGTGCTGTAACTACAGATAAAATACCAGATGGTGCTGTAACTGCAGAGAAGATCGGTTTAGCTGCAGTCGATACAACCAAGATAAGTTCAGGTAATAATCTTGCAGAAACAGTCTTAACTGCTGATGGAGCGGGTGCAGTATCTTTCTTGCCCAATCGAGGCTTAGTGCTGCAAATTGTTTCTTATGAAAATATAAAAGTTTCGAAAGGTGAATATAATGCAGGGGCCATGCCTGAGACCCCCATATCGTTTGCAGCTGAACCATTTTTATTAAAAATTACACCAAGAAAAACGAATTCTAAGATTGTATTATTTTATTCCCTCAATATGGGCGTTGGTCAAAACCAGTATGGCTCTATTACTTTATGTAAGAATAACCAGCCGTTTAAGGTTGGCACAAATCTACCGGGCGGCTATACGGGCGTGACCCACTCTATCTACAGTGCCATAGGGAGAGCAACTGCATCTGGACAGAACGGTACTTATAATTTTTCTAACCTCTTTGTGGACACTGGTACTCAAGGCATAGAAATTAGTTATGAACTTAAAAAAGCCGCTCCATACACGAATCTCAATTCAGGATATGCCGCGGGATATGGCGGCGTCAGCACTATGCATGCGTTTGAGATTGATCTTTGACAGGAGATAGTTATGCAGCTTGTCGAGATTAATTCTAAGGATGTAGAAAGAGTATTTCCAAGCTTTTATCACAAGGATACGGAATTTTTTGTGGTAAACCATGATGGGGAAGAAGTAGCTCTTTACGGGATTAAAACAATAGATGAAAAGACTTGTGAAATCTCTTTGCATGTTTTTGATCAATATCGCTACAAAGTGCCATACAAGACAGGGCTTAAGCTGTTGCTGAGCTTTCCATTTACTATAGGTTTTGCTAAAATATTAATATCTTCTAAAGAAAAATCGATAATTACTTTGCTAAGACAATGTAAGTCATTGGGAGTAAAGTTTTTACAATATTGGAGAAATATGGCTTGGTTTGAAGTGACAAGGAAAAATATATGAGTGGTGGTGGTGATGCACCTTCTGCACCGTCAATTCCACCACCACCACCACCTCCGGAGTTAATGGATGTAATTGACGAAGTTACGGGTACCAAAGCAATTACGGTTATTGGTCCTGATGGGAGGAAAATACGTAAAATCGAACGTTTACCTCGCACTCCAGAAGAGCAGAAGATGTATGAGGAAGCTGGGGACTTAATGAATAAGGCCATGGTTGAGATTAAAAAACTCAGTGCCTATGATCCTAACGCTGTGGTTGATTTTGCTCCGTTTCTCGAGACCATGAATGTATTAAACACCGAACGTCAAGCAGACATTGCTGAGTTATCGAGGTTACCTGATTTTAATAGGTACGTTGAAGATTTTAAGGCTTTAGAAAAGAATCTTATTCAAAAAGAGTTTACCAAGCAGGAAAATCAGAATGAGGAATATTTAAATCGTAGGGGGTATGGTAACAGTACTGGAGCTGCGGAAATGAAAGCTGCTTTAGCTGGTGAAAAAGCTCGAACTTTAGAGCAAAGCAATGTTAATGCTACTACTTATGGTGAACAGCTCAAGGGTGCGGATCTTGCTAATCGTCAGAATATGTATAACTTTAGAGAACAAGGACGCATGGGTCAGTTACAAAGGGCTCAGGAAGAACATCAGCTTAAGGTTGAAAACAAAGCCCAGTTAGATGCTAGACGGCAGCAAGCTATGCAAAGCCAGTATGGTTTGTTTAACATGGGAGCAGGTATCCGTGGTGAAGATCAAAACAAAGCAATGCAAACTCGTGCTCCAGAACTTGCTAATCAGATATTTCAGCAACAAAGTATGGATAGTATGAATCGTTATAATGCCCAAGTTAGTGCAACGCAAGCTAACTACCAAAATCAAATGGCTGCTTACAATTCAAGAGGACCTTCCTTTGGAGATACGCTAATGCAATTAGGAGGAACAGCTGCTGGTGCTTACTTTGGTGGAGGTGGAGGAGCTATGCTTGGTAATAAAATAGGTGGCTCTTTTGGAGGTCGCCGTTAATGGGAAATATATACAAGGATCTCCTAACTCTTAAAGCCAAGAACAAGCCAAAACCAGCTGATCCGACGGCAGGTCTTCAGACTCAAGCGCAGTTAGCTAAGATGCAATACGAAGGCGCTACTGCTGTTCCAAACTCAGGTGATGAGAAAGCAGATCTGTTTGGGGCTATGCGTAAAGGAATGGGAGATGGTCCTCAACGTGGGTGGAGAGCTGCGGTTGCTGGTTTATTGACTGGATTGGAGCACGGTTCTAAGTCATCTGCTAATGAAGAGCGTAGAGAAATGGCCCGAAAGATGACAGACACATTCTCTCATCTTGAAGGTGTGGCAAATGCTGCTGCTGAGAGAAATCAAGAATTTGCAAAAAAACAGCAAGTAGAAGAAGCTTTAGCACCGCAGTTAGAAGCTTTGACCCAGCACATGGGATCTATTCCTTATGAAGATGCGAGCAATGCTGCAAATACAATGGTAAATAAATACAACGATGTGATGGGGACCAGTTATAAAATCGATATGATCGACCAGCAGAGTCGTAAGGTTTTAATGAGTGATCCTAAAAAAGGTGATCAAAAGATTGATTTGTATGATATGTTCCCATCAATTGCAGATCGGCAAATGGAGCAACAGCTTGAAAGAAAAGCTATCCAAACCCAAGAAATGCAAGAAGGTAGAGCGAATCAACAGCTTAGCATTAACCAACAAAACGCTAACATGATGCGTGAAAGACTTGATTTTTCAAAAGATCCAAATGCACAACACGATGTGATCTTGGGTAAAGAACAAGCCAAGTTAGTGGCTAAAAAACAAGCGACTTTAGCTGATCAGAATCTACAAATGGAAGATGTTAACTACAAGATTCAAGATCTAAGAGACATCTTGAAAAAAGGCGATGTCATTACAGGTGATACTCTTGCGGCAAAAGCTAAGAGGATCTGGGGTCAACAAACAGGCAGCAAAGCTTATTCAGATACAGAACTATACGATTCAATTAGCAAAGGATTGTTATCTTATGTAAAAGGAAACATTGCTTTTGGAAACATGAACCAGAAAGAATTTGAGTTCTTGACTGAACAAACTCCTGGAAGTCATAAGACTAAGGCAGCTGCTGAGAAGATGTTATCAAGGTTTGAAAAAGTCATTGATCGTCAGATGAAGCGAAATGAGAGTGAAATAAGTGCAAGGCCTTCTTATGGAGCAAAGAACCAAATGAGAGAAGAGGCACGACCTCAATCTCCACAAGCTGCAGCTCCTTCGGGGGAGATGGTAAGGATGATAGGGCCTGATGGAAGTATGGGAGCGGTACCTGCAAATAGGGTTCAAGATGCTATAAAGGCTGGAGCTAAACTTCAAGGTGAACAGGCCCCCCCACCACAGGCTCCACAAGGAGGTAATGAGATGGTAAGGATGATAGGGCCTGATGGAAGTATGGGAGCGGTACCTGCAAATAGGGTTCAAGATGCTATAAAGGCTGGAGCTAAACTTGCCAGCTAATCAACCATTTACCTTTGATAATTATGGAGGAATGACTGATACTAGCAATCAAGTACCTCAGGCGGAACCAGCATTTAGTTTTGAAGCACTTGGAGGAAATGTTAGTCAACCAGAATCGCCCCAAGTGCCATCTCCAGAAGTATCACAAGAAGTTAGTGAACCACAAGGCTTTAATTTTGATAGTTTTGGAGGGTTGACTGACACTGGTCCTCAAGAAGAAGAGGGTAGTTGGGGTCAAGCGTTTGCGCGACGTGGTAAGGATTTAGTAAGTGGTGCAATTGGTGGTGCGGTTGACATGGCGACTGCTGCGTACAATATTCCGGCTCAATTATTCAATGCGATTTCTGATACCTCCAACAGTGAGCAAGCAAAAGCTAATAAAGCAGAAGCTGAGAAATCACCAGGAAGTGCAAAGAGTATGATGTACAACCGTTATAAGTCAGGTGGTGATTCATCACAAAAGGCACCATTAATTGCCTCTGCCCAACAAGCGATTGACAAAAAGATTGATGAGAAAACTGGAGATTACACAAAGACTCCAGAAGATGAGAAGTGGTTATCAGAAGGTATTAAGACAGCGAGTTCGATAGCTTCTACTGGAGGACTTGGTGCTGTTGCGGGTAAAATGGGTGCCAAAGGAACAGCAAAAGTGCTACAGACTCTTGGAAGTACTAATCCATCAGCAATAGCTGCTGCGGGAGTAACATCTGCTGTAACAGAAAAAACTAACTTTGGTTCGGGTATTGCTGCTGGTGCATTAACTTCAATATTAACGAATAAAGCGAGTTTAAAATCTTTAGCACAAATACCCAATAAAACTGCGGCTAAAATTCTTGGTGTGGATCCAAAGAATCTTAAGACAGAGGTTATGGAAGCAGCGCAGAGGTTAGGTGTTGATTTACCAGCAGTTGCAGTTACAGACTCAAAGTTAACGGCACATCTTAACCAGTATGCATCTAAGACACCTTTTATTGGAGAAATGATTAAGGAAAAAGTAAGCAAGGCATCCGAACAGTTTAAGGGTGCTTTTGAAGAAATGGCTAATAAAGTAGGTCCATTAAGAAATGAAGCAGTAGAAAGCGAAATCAGGGATCTCTATTCTAAGGCTGCCAAACAATTGCCTAAGGATGCTCAGATAGTACCTAATAATACAGTTAACGCTATTAAATCAATTAGAGATAAAGTTAAGACTGCACTGCCTTCTAAGTCTGAGAATGAGTTGCTTGCAACCCTAGACAAGCTTGAAGGCAACATCATGTTTGATAAAAAACTCGCTGTTCCTATGCCTGTTGAAATGCTTCTTGGAACCAAGAGAAGTCTTAACAGTGCAATTAACTGGGAAACAGATAGCGGTGTTAAAACTCTTATAAAAAAAGCTCAAGGTGCGATGCTGAAAGACATAGAGGAATACGGTAAGGCAAATCCTGCTTGGAAAAAGACCTTCAACGAAGCCGAAAGGTCCTTCGAAAAAGTAGCTAAACGCGAGCAGCTAGAAAACCTGATCTCGGGTAAGTTCTTGGATCCAATTAGTAAAGAAGTGTCCTACAACCCCTTGGCTAAACGTCTGAACAATAGAAAATCCCTAAAAGACTTCGAAAAAGTGTTAGGTAAAGGGAATACAGATAAACTAAAAGACTTCGCTAAGGTAGCAGAGTCTATGGTGGTTGCCCAAAGAAATACCCCTAACCCCTCTGGTACCGCAGTTACCCAAGGAGTAACAAATCTAATCACTGGAATTGGCGCTGGTATGGCAGGTGCTGCAACTGCAGTTCCCGTAGCTCTAGGTGCTGCTGGTGTCACAAAACTCCTAACCTCCAAGAAATTCCTTAACATGGCTACCCGATATGCTAAAAACCCCTCTGATTCCCTAGCTTCTCATATCGGACGAATCGTTAAAAACGAAACAGGCGTCACTCTTCAAGAGCTAGGGAAGGAGTAAGATTAAAACTTGTAGTTGTAACCAAACAAAACTTCACCATCTTTTATTATCATATCTACCCCTTAAACTTCTCCACAAAGAGACTAAACAGTCTCTCCCATTTCTCGTCCATCTTGACTAGCTTGTCATCCATGTTCTTCATGTCTTCTCTGTGGTTACTGTCCATGATCTGCATATCTCTTCTACTTACAAGAAATACACCTACGATCCCACTTAAAGTCGTAAATACTATCGTTAATGTCTGGTTCCAATCCATATCATTTATCACCTTGTCTATTAAGAAGGTGGGAGACCATAGTGAGCTCTATCGCGCTCCACACCTGTTTGTAGTCCGTAAACCTTTGATTTCAGCACATTGTGGTTATTATTTAGATTTAGTATCTGTTCATATAGACGATCTAACTTCTGATCAAACCGATCAAACTTCTGATCTATGTGCCTAGAAAGATCGTCTATTTTTCTATTAACACCGTCAAACTTGGCGTCTATCATCCAGAATTTACGCCAAAGAATACCAAAGATAGCTGTACTAGTACCTATTATATGACCGTGTTCAATAAAAAAACTTTCCATAATCTAACCTTGAAAACTAAATTTAAATCTAAATTTCTGACTCAATCTTTTTAACTGAGGTAAATCGTCAAAGGTTCGTTTCTCAGTAAAATGCACCCCCATATTGAAGTATTGATTTTTTATATTTTTATCTATTTCTTCAAGTCTAGTTCTAAAACTATCACTTATAGGTGTAGGCAATGGTGGTTTTTTACCTAATAATCCATAAATAAAATTAGACACTGAGCTAGTTATTCTCTTAAATAACGAAGACTTTTTCTCAGTTATAAAAGCCTGATTGGCACTGCTAATTATTTCTTCATAATCCTTGTTAAGTTGAGTCCGCATTTGTTTTTTGCGTTCGCTAAACGAGGCCAAAGTAATGGGATAAATGCTCTCAGGCATTCTTGCATCAGGTGCTGGGGGATAATTGTACGCAGAAGCTTCAAAATCTATTTGATCTGCTGGATATATATATTGGTAGGTATTCACTTCCTGAGCTTCTTTTTTCCCTGAAAAGCAAGGAGCTTTATCATACTTGGATTGACCAATTCTTTCCCAGCTATCATTTGGGTCCTTTATTTTTACGGTATACTTACTACCATCTATGTTCATAGTATCGCTTACTACACGGATGCTTGTACGTCCACCTCCAAATTGTGTGAACTCTTTATTTTTCTCATCAAGGCAGCTTACAAAAGTAACTTTTTTCTTGGGTCTCGCATCACGGTATTCCATAGCGCTAGTGTTTGCACAAAATAACATAAGAGCCGCTGTCGTATAATATAATTTATTTTTTTTCATAAATATCTCCATCAGTTAAAAAAATGACTACCAAACAATACTCAACAACAAATACGAAATTTGATAGTCACAACAATATGATGCATGTTTATGTATATGTCAATATATTTGTGTTTTTTATTACGTAACAGATAAAATAAGCAGCATTAGGAGGAATGGAGTAATAATGAACCCAAGTATGTGTAAGCCTTTGTTTCGCATGTATTTTACAAATCTTTTCTCAAGCTTTCTTTGATACGCATTAATTTGATTAATTTTTCCACATGAAGTTAGGTGCTTTACTTGGGTCATAATAAACTCCATTTAAAATTGAATTTCATTATCCATAATTGGATAATGTTGATTTGGTGATATTGGCAGTGCAATTGCAGCACTTTTGCTAACACCTTTAATGTAATTCATGGCCTGGCCATCAGCGGGACAAAAACTAGAAATTGAAATCGTAGCTGAACACCCAATATAATCCTTGGGATCTGTTTTCTTGTTTTGTCCAAAAAAAACCTTATTTATATGCACAAGTTTCTTTTCTTGCTTCTTTTTCTTAGACGGGTCTTTGGAATATATATATAAACGCTGTGATATGGTCGTACCACTATCCCGACCAGAAGTGATCTTCCATATCATTCTGACAGACTTCTCAACCATCCACTGTAAGTTCTCAGGGGTTATTGAGCAATCTACAATGACTGCTTGATAGTCTCCATCTGCTAACAATTCAGACTTTTCTTCAATATCTATTGTGTTCATAAAATACTCCTTTTATTTGTTTTGTAAACAGGGCTTGTTTATATATGTGTGTTCATTTTTATCTTTTATTCTCGGATTCTGAACCAATTCAATTGATCTATTAAGGTTTTCACCAAGCTCATCAAATAACTTCACTGTGGCAAAAATGTTATCCTTGTTAACAATTCCATCAATTAAAATATCACAAAGATCTTTTTTTACATTTTGCACTTGGGTCTTTGTCTTTAATAAAAGCCACCGAATGATCTCTTTATCCACATCTTCTGACATTATTCTTCTCCTTTTTCTGGGTTTTGTTTAAAAAATTCACTTACATGCTGACTGAAAACTTTCCAATCCAGCGGTAGTTTTTGCGGTAAGTTAAAAACATTCTTGGCTAATACCGACGAGGTTCCAGTCGTATAAAGCACCCGCTTACGTTGGTCACTTTCTACGCTAGGATCTTTTGCATGAATAACCATCCTCTCCCCCTTTTCGTTAAGAGTGGTGTACATCTCATAATTTGCAAACAATATTGTGTGGCTCCAGTCAGAAACTAATGACGCAAACTTCTCATTAACCCTTAAGCAAAATAAGTCATACTCCACTACCTCTGGATTATCTATTTTCTTAATCGCTTGATGACCAATTAAAATAATATTCATTTTGCGATCTTGCCTTAATTTCTCAATCCTACCCAAAAGATACTTAGCCCTCTCAGCAGCTAAGGCATACCCCTGTCCATAACCAAGCTTCACCTTATCCGTAATCGAATTCGCATCTACACCTTTGCAAATATCTGTCCA